AAGGGTTTTAGTAAATGACCCATCAGAAACATTACAATGCATTGAGGTTAAACTACCATGATTGAAGTAACCTCAATAGATCATATGGGTAACGATCTTACAGTGGTCAATGCGGCAAGGGTATCCTTTGGAAAGAAACGTGAGGCTCTTGGTTTTGTTGGAATAGATGGGGTAATGCAGCCTGTGCTACACGATACAGACATTAAGCTTATTGACTACTTAGCCAAGCACAAACACACTTCACCCTTTGGTCACTGCTTTGCATCCTTCCACGTCAAGGCTCCAGTGTTTGTAGCAAGACAGTTAGTCAAGCATAAGTTTTTACGCTGGAATGAGATCAGCCGTAGATACGTGGATGATGAGCCTGAGTTCTATGAGCCTGAGGTATGGCGTGGACGTAGTGCTGATAAGAAACAAGGATCAGAAGGTACTGTCGCTGCAGGTGCTGATGATGGTTTTGTAAATCATACATGCCTTCGTACATATAAAGAACTACTCTCTCTTGGTGTAGCTCCAGAGCAAGCACGTATGGTACTACCACAGTCCACCATGACAGAATGGTACTGGAGTGGTAGCCTGGATGCCTTTGCTGATATGTGTAACCTACGGTGCAAGCCTGACACACAGGCAGAGACACGTGAGGTAGCAGATCAGATATATGAACAAATGGAAAAGATATTCCCTATTTCTTGGTCAGCACTAGCATGGGCAGATTTAGAAGGCTTGACCTCAACTGAAATACGTGCCATGACTGATGCTGAGAAACAAAGATCAAAGGAGAAGAGTATAGCAAATGGCAGAAGGTGATACACCACATTTAGCTTGTCCCTTTGAAGATTGTGGATCAAGTGATGCATTTAACTGGAATGACGAGGGCTATGGTTTCTGTCACAGTTGCGCTAAGTCTTACCCCAGTTCTGAGCCTACCTTTGAGTGGGCAGACAATGATTACCCTGTTAAGAGGAGAGTTAATTACATGGATATACCAGTTAAAGAGTTAACGTATGAGGGTATACGAGGTATTAAGCCTGACGTGTGCCAGCTTTATGGTATTCAATTACAACTAGGCGAGGATGGTCAGCCTGTGCGCTATGCGTATAAATATCCACACACTATCAAGTACAGATCATTTAATGATAAGTCTAAGACTTGGGTAAAAGATACTGGCTTGGGTATGACCCACCTGTTTGGCCCCTCATTCAATGCTGGTACAAGTAAACGCCTGTACCTTACCGAGGGTGAGTTTGATGCAGCAAGTCTGTATGAAATCCTTGGTGAGAAGTTCCCCGTCAAGTCACTGCCCAGCGCATCTATAGGTGAGAAGTTCTTACAGAAGAACATGGCGTACCTAGATTCATTTGAGACAATCATCTATGCAGGTGAGCTGGACGATGCAGGTAGACGTGCTGCTGACAAACTATACTCAGCTCTACCAGATAAGTTCTTTTATGTACCTATGTCCAAGCACAAGGATGCAAATGACTTCCTAACCCACGGTGATGGTACTGATTTGATGTGGGCAGCTATGAAGCCTCAAAAGTATTCACCTGATAACTTCTTTATATCTGATGAGGACATAGACAAGGCCATCAGAGAAGAGAACCCTTACGAGTATGTACCCACAGGTCACTCAGGTATTGATGATAAAATACGTGGGTTGGTTAAGGGTGGACTAACCTTTATCAAAGCTCCCAGGGGTACGGGTAAGACTGAGATGATACGTTACTTTGAGATTGCTATGTTGCGTAACCCTGGTACAAGAGTAGCCCTATTGCACATGGAAGAAATGAAATCGACTACTTACAGAGCAATGGCGACATACCACCTTGGGTGTAACGTCAGGACAAAAGACGATGCTGAATTTAACAATGTCTCTATTGATTCTATTGTAAAGGCTGGACAAGAGGCTGCTGATTCAGAGAACAACAGGACAGTGATCTTCGAGATGAGGTCACATGACGATCCTCTTAAGCTGTTGGATCACACACGTACTGCCGCCACTGTCTTTGGTGCTGATTATATCTTTGTCGATCACGCTCAACGTCTTGCCTACCTGTCGAGTACTGGCGTGGATGGTGCTACTAGTACTTTAACCACGTTAGCTTCACGTATGGCACAGTTAGCCAAGGAGTTAAACATAGGTGTGATATTTTTGTCACAGGTTAATGATGATGGTAGGACAAAGTATGCTGCATCCCTTGAAGAGGAAGCTATTATATGTATAAAGCTAGAACGGGATGTTGAATCAGAGGATGAGGTTCTTCAGAATACTACTACCTTTATTGTAGATAAGAACAGACCGTTTGCTAAGTTAGGTAATGCAGGTTCAATCTATTATGATCCTGAGACAACAATACTTACTGAAGATGTACCTTACCTAAAGGGAGATATAGCTGCATGATTGTATTTGATGTGGAAGCTGACAACTTATTGGATGATGCCACAAAGATACATTGCCTTTCTTATACTTCAGATGGTTCTACATACAAAACTTTGTACGACTACAACGAGATGAGGGAGCTAGTGTTATCACAGCGTGGCCTCATTGGTCACAATATTATCCGTTACGATGTGCCGTTGCTTGAGAAGTTACTAGGTATCAAGGTCACTGCAAGTTTGTTTGATACTCTTCCTATGTCTTGGGTCTTGAACTACAACAGGCCACGTCACGGACTTGAGTCATTCGGAGAGGAGTTTGGTATACCTAAGCCAGAGATCACTGATTGGACAAACCTTTCACAAGAGGAGTATGCCCACCGCTGCACTGAGGATGTCAAGATTAACTGGCAGCTATGGTACAACCTACTGAATAGGTTTATGTTTTTATATAACAAAGACAAGACAGAACTTAACCGTTTCTTTAGGTACTTACACTTCAAGATGGACTGTGCAAGAGAGGCAGAACAACAGGGGTGGAAGCTGGATGTACAGAAGGCAGACAGCACTATGCAGAAGCTTACTGGACTACAGGATAAGAAGATTGAAGAGTTAATAAGTGTTATGCCAATGCGTAAGATTATGTCTATCAAGACCAAGCCAAAGGTTTTCCGTAAGAAGGACGATAAACTTTCAGCTAATGGCAGACGATGGCTTGACCTATTAGAAGAGAATGGACTGCCATCTAGTTACAATGGTGAGGTGTCTGTGGTTAAGGGTGTAGAAGAAGCTAACCCAATGTCTTCTGATCAAGTAAAGGATTGGCTGACGGGTCTTGGTTGGAAGCCCTGCACATTTAAAGAGGGTAGCAATGGGCCAGTACCACAGGTACGCAAGGGTGGTGAGCTTACTGCATCAGTCAGACTTTTGATTGATAATAACCCAACAGTAGAAGTTCTTGATGGTCTAACTGTACTACAACACAGACTTTCTATCTTCAAAGGTTTCTTGGAGTGTCAACGTGATGGGTATGTCAAGGCAGAGATTGCAGGACTGACTAACACGCTACGCTTTAAGCACAGTAAGCCTTTGGTTAATCTTCCAGGTGTGGATAAGCCTTGGGGTGAAGAGATACGTGGTTGCTTGACAGCACCAGAGGGTTACGTTCTTTGTGGTGCTGACATGACATCACTAGAAGACACAACTAAGCGTCACTATATGCACCCTTACGACCCTGATTATGTTGCTGAAATGTCACAGGATGGTTTTGATCCTCACTTAGACTTAGCAAAACATGCTGGGGCTATTACTCAATACGACATAGACGAATACAATAAGGGCAACAAGCCAGAACTAAAGACCATGCGTAAGAACTACAAGGTTGTAAACTATTCAGCTACTTACGGTGTGGGTGCTAACAAATTATCAAGAGAGACTGGTATGAGTACGGGGGAAGCAAAGGCACTACTTGAGGCCTACTGGAACCGTAACTGGTCAGTCAAGGAGTTTTCTGAATCACAGAGGATACGTACCATTAATACGCAGATGTGGGTACAGAACCCTGTCAGTAAATTCTGGTACAGTCTACGCTTTGAGAAGGATGCATTCTCTACTATAAATCAAGGCACAGGGGCATACTGTTTTGACAGATGGGTTGCCCTTTACAGATTACATAAGCCGAACATCGTGGGTCAGTTCCATGATGAGAGCATCAACGTGGTGAGGAAAGGAGAAGAGAATGAGCATACTTCAATTCTACAATGGGCTATAGAAAAACTTAACGAACAGTTGAAATTAAATGTTGACTTGGGTATTGATGTGCAGTACGGTCAAACCTATGCAGATGTACACTAAAAAATGGAGGGCCAAATGGCTACAAGAATTGTAAAAATAACTGGAATAGCAGAGTGGGCAAAAGTATTTGCTGACAATCGTGACCTAACGGGTTGGAAAGCTTCACCTCAAGTTGAGGGTACATACGAGAAGTATGATGGTGCTTGCACTATTGATTTAATCCTTGATGATGATAGCGTTGCAAAGCTACAAGCGGCTAAGTGCGCTAAGGGATTTAAGCCTGACTTATTGGGACGTGGGCAACGTGTTAAGTTTGACAGGAAGTTTAACACAGGACATGACTGGAGTAGTGGAGCACCTATTGTTACCAAAGAAGATGGTAGCAAGTGGACTTTAGATGAAGATGGTCCTATTGGTAATGGTTCTACAGTTGAGGTAACTCTTCATATATATGACCTACCTAGCTACGGTACTGTAGGTACTCGATTGGAGCATGTCCATGTAGTTGATCACCTTCAATACCTTCCCCCACAGGAGTTCATACAACCACAGGACAGTGGTGACTCTCCCCCTGCTTCTAAAAAGAAGGCTAAAGAAGTGCTGGAAGATGAAATACTATTCTAAAGGCACAACTAGGGGGGTGTTATGCATTCCCCACTTTACCCAGGAGTTACGATGAAAAATATTAAAACATTAGTACCTGACCTATACAGTGTAATCAGAGGTGAAGGTGGTTGGACAGAAGCTATCAGCTCTAGTATGGCTGATGGTATCTCAGAGGTTGCTAACAACAGGTTCTCTAAACCACAAGAGCCACGAGCTTATTTGTCGTTATCTTCTATTGGTACACCTTGCAAAAGGAAGCTGTGGTACAAGGTAAACAAAGCTGGTGAGGGTGAGAGCCTTCAAGCTAACACATTACTCAAGTTCTTCTATGGAGATATGATTGAGGAGTTGCTACTTAGCCTAGTAGAAGCATCAGGACATGATGTTAAGGGCCAACAGGACAGACTTGATGTCCATGGTATTAAGGGTCACAGAGATGCGGTTATTGATGGGATGACTGTTGATGTTAAGTCATGCAGCTCCTACGCCTTTACAAAATTCAAGGAAGGTAAATTAAGAGATGATGACCCCTTTGGCTACATATCTCAGCTTAGTTCTTACGTATATGCAGGTAAGGATGACCCACTTGTCACTGACAAAACTAAAGGTGCTTTTCTTGCTGTTGATAAACAGAATGGACATATTTGTTTGGATGTGCATGATTTCACTGAGGATTTAAAGACTAAAGAAAAAGAAATGAAAGCTGCTAAGAAGATGGTAGCTGGTGAATTACCTGTGGATAGGATACCACCTGTCTCACAATCAAAGACAAGTCCTAACATGAAGCTATCTATGCCATGCAGTTACTGCGAATACAAGCGTATGTGTTGGCCTAACCTAAGAACATTCCTTTACAAAGGCGGGGGGCCACAGCATTTAGTCCATGTACAAGTTGAACCTAAAGTACCAGAGGCCAAGTATGACCAGGCAAGCTAAACAAAAAGGTAGGCTTGGTCAACAGGAGATAAGAGACAAACTACTGGAGACATTCCCTGAGTTTGAGCCTGATGATATCAAGTCTACTATCATGGGAGACAGCGGTGAGGACATACAGCTATCTCCAGCAGCAAGAAAGAAGATACCATTATCCATAGAGGTAAAACGTAGGAAGGCAGAATTAAAAACTGTCTATGGTTTTATTGAACAGGCTACTAGACACTCTAACCATGAACCTGTAGTGTTTTTTAGATCAGATCGAAAACCTTGGGTAGTTATGGTAGGTCTAGATCACTACATGGAGCTACTGAGGAGTTGGAAGAGTGGTAATTAAAGTCTGGGGTATAACAGAAGGACCAATCTCTGTAGATGATATGCCTGACGATGAGGACTTCCCTGAAGGTGCTGAGTTCTTTATTGTTTGTAAAGTAGAGGTTGATGGTGAGATAGATCATTTTAATTTTTGGTTTGAAGATCTAGATGATATTTGTGTTTGGCAGAAATACTTCTCTAAAAATATAGAGCCTTTAGAAATTAATGAAGATTATAAGGAGCGAATACTATGAGTAAGACAGCAGTAATTTTTTCATGTGCACATACTGATCCAGCAGTGCCTAACGATAGGTTTGATTGGTTAGGTGAGTTCTTGTATGATGTTAGGCCTGACTACGTGATGGACTTAGGTGATGGTGCAGATATGAAATCACTCAACAGCTATGACACAAAGTATCCTAAATCTATTGTGGCTCAGAGCTACGAGGCTGATATCAATCACTACAACGATGCACAGGAAAGGCTCAGACGTAAGTTCCGTACTATGAAGAAGAAACGTCCTGCTTTCTTTGGCCTGGAGGGCAATCATGAACAGCGTATTAAGAGAGCCTTAGCACATGACCCCAGACTAGAGGGTTCTGTCTATGGGATTAGCTTTAAGCATCTACAGACAGATGTATACTTTGATGAGTATTATGAGTATGAAAACTCAGCACCTGCTATTGTTGATAAAGATGGTGTCTCTTACGCTCATTACATCAGCAGTGGTAATTTTGGTTCAGCTATGTCTGGTGAACATCATGCTTATAACTTACTAAAGAAACGTCACTGCTCTACCACAGTGGGCCACAGTCACAAACGTAACCTGTTCTTCAAGGACGATGCACACCCCAAACCTACCATTGGTTTAGTTGCTGGTTGCTTCAAGGGTGACAAAGAGTCATGGGCTGGACAAGCTAACATGGAGTGGTGGAAAGGTGTTATAGTTAAAAGAAATATACAAAACGGATACTATGATCCAGAGTTTGTATCTATAGAGAGGTTACGAGATGTTTACAGTAAATAAACTCTTGACTAACCGCAAGATAAAGGTATAACTAGGTTCTTACTAATGTTCTATGAAATCAACATAACAATCCAAGTGGATAAAGACGCAAACTTCCTAGAGATATCTGGGGATAATTGTGAAGTAATTAAAGATCTGATAACACTATCTCTTTATGACATAGATGATATAAATGTAACTGAATGCGAGGTAACTAACCGTGACTAAGATAACACTCGACAACAAACAATATGATCGTAAGGATTTAACAGACGATCAGAATAGTGTAGTTGATGTGCTGAATATTGGTACAAATACAATAGCTTTATTGGAACATATGATACAATGTGTTAATGCTGTTCAGAAAGCAAAATCCCATGACCTTAAACAATCACTAGAAGGTGACACAAAAGATGAACAATCAAACTGATATGGATACATTGGATTTCTACGACAAGTCAGACCTTACCTTAAAAGAATATCAGAATGCAGCAGCCAGTACAGCTATCTACCCAGCATCTGTTCAGATATTATACCCTACCCTGGGACTTGCAGGTGAAGCTGGTGAGGTAGCAAACAAAGTAAAGAAGATTGTAAGGGATGGTAAGCTAGACAGGGATGGTATATCAGGTGAGCTAGGAGATTGCCTGTGGTACATTGCTGCAATATGTAAAGACTTAGGTTTAAACATGGGTGACGTAGCAGCAGATAATCTAGCTAAGTTAAAGAATCGTAAAGAAAACAATACATTACATGGAAGTGGTGACAACAGATGAATAATTTATTACCAACAGACTATCAATCTTTTATTCATACCTCTCGCTACGCTAGGTGGCTTAAGGAAGATAAACGAAGAGAGAGTTGGAGTGAGACTGTAGGTCGTTACATGCTCAATGTAGTCGAGGATAAGGTAGACAAAGACACAGAAAATAAATTGTTTGACGCTATCCTGGGGCTAGAAGTTATGCCATCCATGAGGGCTATGATGACTGCTGGACCTGCCTTTAACCGTGACAACACTGCTGGTTACAACTGTAGCTACCTAGCTGTCGATGATCCTAAGTCCTTCGATGAGGCTATGTTCATACTCCTCTGTGGCACTGGCGTGGGCTTTAGTGTAGAGAGGCAGTTCATCAGTAAGCTCCCAGATGTGCCTAAGTTGTTCGAGAGCGAAACTACTGTCGTTGTCAAGGACAGCAAGGAGGGTTGGGCTAAGGCTTTCAGACAAGTGTTGGCTCTCCTATGGGCTGGTGAAATCCCACGATGGGATGTTAGTCGTGTACGTCCTGCTGGTGCAAAACTAGAAACCTTTGGTGGTAGAGCTAGTGGCCCTGCACCTTTGATTGATTTGTTTAACTTCTCTGTCACTATATTTAAGAATGCTTCTGGACGTAATCTATCATCTATTGAATGCCATGATCTTATGTGTAAGGTTGGTGAGGTAGTTGTAGTAGGTGGTGTAAGACGTTCAGCTATGATATCCCTATCTAATCTAAGTGATGACCGTATGCGTCACGCTAAGTCAGGTGCATGGTGGGACAATGATCCTCAACGTGCCTTAGCTAATAACTCTGTGAGCTATACAGAGAAACCAGATGCAATCTCTTTTATGAGAGAGTGGATGTCACTAGTAGAATCAGGGAGTGGTGAACGTGGTATATTCAATAGGCAAGCGAGTAAAAAACAAGCTGAGAAGTATGGTAGACGGGATTCTAATTTCGAGTTTGGTACAAATCCTTGCAGCGAGATCATACTTCGCCCAAATCAATTCTGTAATCTCACGGAAGTTGTGGTACGAGCCACTGACACGGTTAAAGACTTGGAGCGAAAAGTCAAACTCGCCACAATACTTGGGACGATCCAAAGCACATACACAAAGTTCCCATACCTGCGAAAAGTGTGGACTACCAATACGGAAGAAGAGCGTTTGCTGGGTGTGTCACTCACAGGGATAATGGACAATCCCTTGATGACTATCCATAACCCAGAACTGGAGAAGACTCTTGAGAAACTACGTAAGATTTGTGTTGCTACTAATATTGAGTGGTCTACTCGCCTGGGCATTCCTGCCTCGACAGCCATCACCTGTGTCAAGCCTAGTGGCACGGTATCACAATTGGTTGATTCCGCCAGTGGGATACACGCAAGGCACTCCGATTACTATATTAGAACTGTCAGAGGAGACAATAAAGACCCCCTAACACAGTTCATGAAAGATCAGGGAGTACCTAGTGAGCCTGACGTAATGAAGCCTGATGCTACTACAGTGTTTAGTTTTCCTATTAAGTCTCCAACAAACTCTGTAACTCGTAATGATATGTCTGCTGTTGAACAACTTCAAACATGGTTGGTGTATCAACGGTCATACTGTGAGCATAAGCCAAGCATCACATGCACAGTACGTAAAGAAGAATGGTTTGAAGTGGGTGCATTTGTTTATGAACATTTTGATGAGATGTCAGGTGTGTCCTTTTTACCACACTCAGATCATACTTATCAGCAAGCACCTTATCAAGAGGTTGGTAAAACTGACTATAATAATCTACTATCTCTTATGCCAAAGGCTATTGACTGGGGTAAGCTTTCAGCGTATGAAGAGGAAGACAACACTGCAGGTAGTCAAACTTTAGCCTGTTCTGGTGATGTCTGTGAGATCGTAGATATAGGAGCTTAACTACTATGGACAACACGGATACAATAACTATTGACGGAAAAACAACTCTTGACCTTGGTGACATGTTCAGCTATGATGCTGTCAATAAACCCGCACATTATAATCTGGGTGGTGGTGTTGAGTGTATTGATTACATTAAGCAGACACTAGGTGTTGAGGGATTTATTAGTTACTGCCAGGGTAATATGATTAAGTATCAACACAGGCACAGGTACAAGAGTAACCCAGTAGAAGACATGAAGAAGGCACAGTGGTATCTAAACAAGATGTTAGAAACAATGAAGGAGAAGCATAGGTGAAACCTTATGAACAAGGTAGGGTAGCTTTCAAGGCTGGTAAAATTGGTAATCCATATCAAGCCCAGACTAAGGATAACAGGGAATGGGAGATGGGCTTTAACAAGGCCTATTTTCTAAATCTCGGAAGGTTAAAAGAATATGAGCAACGTCAAAAAAATAAACAATCTTGAGGAGGAAGCTAAGAAGTATACTCAGAAGCGAAAGATAAAGCCACCGCTTAAAGACAAGCCTTTGACATCACGAAGATATCTAGCTGGTCAAGCGATGGCTGCTTTGCTTTCAAGATCACCTGCTCCCGTACACAGAGTTGATATAAAACGTGAGTCATACGACTGGGCTGACTTCATGTTAGACGATGATTAATAAACTAAAGGAGGCTGTAATTAGTCTCCTTTTTATTTTATATCTCCAAAGAATATATCATCGTAATTATCCATAAGAGTTTTTATTTTTAGTAGTGTCTGAAGTCCGTCATCTTTCTTTAAGAGTTCTTCTAAACTTTCCTCTATATTTAAAAATTCCATAACTTTCTGTACTTCTTTTTTGTTTTCACGAGAAAGAACTCTGATTAAATTTATACTTCGTGGCATACCTTTTTCTACCACTTGCATAACACCATCTTTTACTTCTTTAGAAATCCTATTTAAAATTTCTTCTTTTTCTCTTTGTGGTTTTTTAAAATAATCTGGGTTATTCCTTAAGTATTTAATAGCTATTGCCTCAAAGAACGGAGAAGCTACAGCGTCCATTTTATTTTTTATCTCTGGGGGACCATCAAAACGTATGGCTTTCCAGTAAGGTTTACCTGCAGCATTCATCATTTGTTCAATTAAGTTAGGAGTATTAAGACCCCTTACACCAAGCACTTGTTTCCCCACATCTTTAGTCTTTA